AAACGACGGGTCACGGGTCCGCAAATCGGCCAGCATCTCGGTGAAGATCGTCTCAAACGAGAGCGTCTCGACAACGTCGGGAGCCGGGAGAGTGGAAAGGTCGATGGGTGTGTAACTCATGCGGTGACAACGATGCCGTCGAGAGTGATGGGTTCGCCGGTTGGTGTATAGGTAGCCTCAAGCTCGATTTCTACGCAGCCAGCTTCTGCGGCAGTGATGCCGACACGCCGAGGCGAAATGCGCGGTTCCCAGCGTAACAGCGCCTCGATGGTTGCCGCGTAGAGTTGCGCGATAGTTCCACGGTTGAGCGGTGCGTCAACAAGCTGGAACAGCCGCGAGCCGTAGTCACGACGCATCACGCGACTTCCGAGCGGTGTCGTCAGGATGTCGCGAATCGACTGTTTCAGGTGGTCAAGGCCGGAAAGCGGCTTGCCCGTCGTGGCGCTGGTGCCTCGCATGTTGCAAGGATGCCGCCCGGCTGAGATGTGGTCTTGTGCGGTTGGTTCCGGTCGAACAGTCAGGCTTCGCGTTCACGCAAATCTCGCCTGCCAGCGGGCAAGGAACGGCGTCAATGGCCCGCCTTCCCCGTCCGCCATGCGACACTTGCAGGCCTCGGCCTTGTCGCATTCAATCCATGCACAGCCAGGCTCGTAGTGGAGGCGCGGCGTCTGCTTCTGGAGTCGGCAGACGGTCCCGGCCTCAAAATGGCTTTTGATTTGTTCCCAGGCGGTCATGGCCTTGGAGGTCGGTTGTCGATCAGCGTGCCGTGTCGCCGTGCATCCAGCACGATGCCGCATCCAGCCGCGACGTGCCCGAGGTGAAAGGCTCCGCTTTCAGGGTCGATGTCCTCGCCGTCGATGATGGCGTCGATGTGGCGCTTCATCGCTCCGAGGTAGGTCATCAGCTCGACGCGGTTCTCGCGCCAGTTCCACGGGCCATATTTTGCGGCTCCGAGAGCAAGAGCTTTGGCAGCTTCAGCGCTTAGAACTGGCGGCACAAGCTGGAGCTGCGTTTTGGCAGCTCCGGCCTGACCTTTCGGATCAGCGGTGTGTGGAGCGACAGGGTGGAGAATGATCAAACGATTTTCTGGTGGTTGTAGTTCTCTGCCTGCATGCGAGCGCGAACGGCTGCCAACGACAGCCCAAACGTGACTTGAAAATGCGGACCTTCGGGAAAGCTCTTCCAGGTTCCCGCCCACTCGATGCCGTGCTCGGCTGCGAGTTTGCCAAGCTGGCTGTAAAGATCCGCCGCCAGCGCCGGTTTGCGCTCGTCCAGATAGACGCCAGCTTGGAATAGCCCGAGGTCAATGGCGAGGCCGTAGTTGTGCCAGGACGAGCCAGGGCGGGCCTTCGTGACGATGCGACCCGGCTTTGCGCGTCCCTGGGCATACAGAGCGGCCTGTTGCTGCCACGAGCGAAGGCCGGAAATGACTTCGACCGTGACGTTGCGTTTCGCCATCAGCTCTTGAGCAGCGACGACGAACGGTTCCAGCTTGGCGCGGGCTTTCTTGTTGAGGCTCGCGAGATTTTCAAGGGTGCGTTTGGTGAACATAGGCTTTTGGCAATGATGCGGAAGCGCCGAGTTTCCGGCGAGGTTTCAAGAGTTTTTCGAGCAAGTTGACCATATCAGCCAAGGCCTGAATGCCTCGGGAAATTACGCCAAGAACGAGCAAAGCGAGGATGAAAAGGAGGATCTCGGCCATACCTTAAACAGGTTGCCCAGTATTGCCGCCGCCCGATTGCACACCGCCATGAACGTGCGTTTGAAGCGTGACGTTCCCGCCTTTGATGAGGCCGGTCGAAGTGATTTTTCCGGTGACTTCCACGTCGCCCGTGATCTTGATCTTGCTGCCTGAGAGTTCCAGCACAGCAGAGCCAACGACGACTTTTGCCTTGCCATCCTCAAACGTCACAGCGCAGTCGCCACAGGTGACACGCCACTTGCCACCGCTCGGAATGTCAATCTCGCGGGTGTTGGCTGCGGTGCCGTTCGCCGGGTTCGCTTCGGTGAAGATCGCGCCGCGCTGGATGTATCCAGCATTACCTGTGCCGCCAGGATTGATGACGCTGACTTGCTCGCCGACTTTTGGATGCCCGTTCCATTCTTTGATGTCTCCGGCCTGCGTAGTTTGCCACGGCAGCGGCGCGGTGATGTTATTCTCGCCGAAAGACACGCGAGCGCGGCCTGCGACGATGCTGTGAATGGTGCCAACGCGAATTAGGTTCGCGATGCGGCTTTGAAGGTCGGATAGTTCTGCGCTCATGTCGAATGCCGTCACCAAGGAATGTCGTCAAAATCATCAGCCTGACGAGTTTGCGCTGTCTGCTGTTGTGGAGCCGGTTGCGGCTGCGGAGCTGGTCTGTCACCATAGCCACGCTCGCCACCTTGCTGCTGCTGTCCGCTCCCCAGGAACTGCACGCCCTCGGCAATAACGCGGAGCTTGCTGCGCTTCTCGCCGGTCTGCTTGTCATTCCATGTCTGGAGTTCAAGTCGGCCATCGACGAACGCAGGTGAGCCTTTTTTGAGATATTTCGCGCACGACTCGGCAGTCTTGCCCCACAGGCCGATGTCGACAAACGTCACCTCTTCATGGATTTGACCTTGATCGTCTTTCCATTTGCGGTTCACCGCGATTGCCATGTCGGCCACTGGCGAGCCTTTCGGGGTGTAGCGAAGCTCGATGTCGCGAGTGAGATTGCCGATGAGTTGAACTTTGTTGTATGAGGCCATGTGGTGTCAGTGTGTGGGGTTAAGTGTGCGCCAGATGCTGCGACAGCGTTGCACGTTTGCAAGCTCAAAATCACTCGGCCTCGACAATCGGCGTGTGCTCATTCCCCTGCTCGCTGACATTGACCTCTTCGGGAACATCGCCATCGTCAATCCACACGTCGATGCCAAGCAAAGCGTCGTGCTCGATCTCGATGCGGCGGCACTCGTATTCAAGCGGGTCGCCTTGGAACGTGTCGCGATAAGCTCCGATGACGCGGGCAGCTCCAACTGGACAGCTCCATTTTTTACCGCGAACGAATGCCATCACCGCAGCCGCCAGATTGCGGACAGCGAGCTTCTTGCCGTCTTTGTAGCTCTCGACGGCATAGACGTTGAGCCGCAGCGTCACCTCGACTTGTTCGGCACCATTATTGTCAGGGTCGCTTGCGTCGATGTCATCCAGGTCGATCAACAGCGCAGGCGTTTTGATCTTGTCACCTGGGCGCGGGTAATAATCGACTGTGCACGTCGGGAACTGCGCGGCGAGCTGCGTCTTGAGATTGGCGTGAAGTGTGGTGAGGTTGACGGGCGAGTTCATGCGTTGAGGATCTGTTGTGAGGTTCCAGTTTCGCGTCCGCTGACTTTATCGAGTGCGGCGAAAAATTCTTCGAGCAACTTTGCCCGGACTTCATCGGGAAACTCGGCTTCGACGTAGGCCGTGCCAGCAGCTTCGATTGGCTTCTCGACTCGATCAATCGGCAAGCGAGCACGGCCACGGCGGCGAAACCAGTGCGCGTTCAGTTTGTCGTTTGTGAAGCCGCCCTTGCGCTCTTTTGCACCGAGGTATTTTGCGCTCACCGGATTCAGGCCGAACCAGACTTGTCCCGATCCAGTGAGGCGATACTTTGCCCGCGTGCGTGCTCGTGCCGCTCGATAGGGAATGCCAGCCTCGGCAGCGATGTCCTTTGCGGCCTTTCTCTCTGCCCACTTGAACGTCTTGCGTGTCGCGGTCTTGACCGCTTTCGAGATGTCCGACTCAAGCACGCCAAGCGCGATTTTAACGCGAGCCAAGTTTGAGCTGGTCAGAAACTCAATCATCCTCGTCGGTCACCTCAGTGAGCAGCACGGTTGAAAAGCCCGTGCCATCCGGCTCGATCCGCAGAACTTCAAACGTGCCGCATTTCAGCGTGATCGTGTCTTCACGTTTCAACGTCCCCAGGTCGCAATCGCGGACAACGAGGCGTTTCTGCGTGGTGTCCAGAACAGTCTCGCCGATGCTCGCATCGAAAAACGCGGCGTCGTAAATGCCCTTCACTTCGCGGTCGCCTGCGTCGGTGTTAAGAACGACAGTCTCGCCAAAGTCGGACACGAATATGTGCTGAGGATCGCGGATCATGATGCCAAGTGCTTGATAAGCATGTCGCGAATCTCTCTTCGGTCGCGGTCACATTCAGCGATTTGACTTTCCATCGCGTCGAGTCGCTCGCTGCGCTCTTTGTTGAGTTCGGTAATCAGATCTGTGTTTGAGCGCGTCAACCACCATACGGCCACACCCATAAGCAATGCGGGCAATCCATTCGATGAAAGTGCATTCAAGAGTTCGGGAGGCATGGTTTACAAGTTGTCAGATAGTTGAATGGCAGTGTTGAAGATCGCGTCGAGTTGCTGTGGCGTTTGACCGATGGCAGCACCAAGCGCAATGACGAAAGGATGATCGCGATGGACGGTTGTGCTTTGTGCGGTGCTCCACCAGATCTCGCCTTCGGGAGTTACTAAAGCGGCGGATTTAACCTGTTGGTAAAGTCCGGCTTCAAGGAGCGCAAATGCCAAGGAGCGGAAACTGACGACGACGGGCTGCGTCGGATTCTCATTCACCTGCCACCCGAGCGTGAGCGTCTTGGCCTCGTGGTCGGGCACCTCGGTGCGCGTGAGGTATTGGTTGGTCGCGATGTCTGGCTGTGGGATTTCGATGACTTGATAAACTTGCAGCGTCGAGTCGAGGCCGACAATCTCAGCGTCGTCGTCGCGAGGATAGGATGGAAGGAAGGTCTGCGTGACGGTGTTGTAGAGTCTTTTCATGCGCTGATTTTGAATTCAAATTCGAGGGCGTAGGGGGATTGGTTTGTGCTGCCGCTGATTTTTTTCATGCGATAGTAACGGAATGCCGTGGTGTTGGCGGACAGCGCG